CTGTCTATAATATTCATTTAAGCTATCCTGGTCGTCCTTAAGACCATCTACTTCATTTTCCCAGTGTTCGATAACACCTGTTGTGATGAGGTCTCCGTGTGGATCTCTAACGGCGTCTTTTGGTTTGTCGAATACAGGTATGCCATAAGCATCAATGAATCCCTCGTAGTTCCATTCCATAGGTATGAACAAAGAATATAATCCTGAGCTAGTCTGCCCATTGCGGTTTCTTTGCGTAACGTCTGAAGCATAGTACAATTTTTTAAAGTTTCCACCACCTTTTTCTATAGCGTTTGATGTTGATCCCATCATACATTTACCAACGATCTTGCTACCTAATCGCATTGTGGTTTTTGTTACACGCCAGTTGTTCAATATGTTATCAGGTCTTTCCCATTTACCAGATTCATCATGTACAAGCAGCTTTAGTTTTTCACCATCATAGCTGTTATCACCTGTGTTTTTCCAGTCAATAGTTGTATCAAGACCTTCTATTTCCTCTGACGCAATGCCTTCATCTAACTTTCTTCTTGTTAGTTTAGAAGCTGGTACTCTATATGCTAACTCTGTTTTAGGTCTATCCATACCGTCTTGTATAGGACGGAAAAAGAAAGGATAGTTAATTGATATTGGTACTACCTTGTCGGTAAACATTTTTTTAGCATCAGCCCCTGATTTTGATAATATACCGAATCTCGAGTCTGAGCTAATTGTTGCCTGGTTAACCGTGTCTGCTGAAGCCATAAATGAGAAACCAGATCGTCGGTTTTTGAGGTAGCACATACCATAGCATCTCTGGTCTGCTTTGCAAGCTTCCCAGAATATAAAGAATAATCTGTTTGATTCCCTATAGTCTGCTGCCCCAACGTCAATCTTACTCCACTGCAAGAACATATAGTGAGAACCAGTAATGTAAGTAGCCAAACCTCTATTATAGAACCAATAACCTTGTTCACGTCTTTTAAATTCTTCATCTATGTAATCGTACCATTCTTCTTTAAAACTATTAGGATATCGCTGCCAATCAAAAACACTTTTTATTTTCGATAAAGCTTTTGGATATTCTGCTTTAACCCACACCTGTTCTTCTGTTTTTTTAGAATTACTAAAAACATTTTCAGGTTTTTTAGGCAATGCTATTTTGAGATTTTGTATCTCAATTATTTCACCTATGGTTCCGTCTTTACTAATGACAACAACGTCATGTTCAACATCGTAACCATACCTCCACTTTTTATACCTATTGTTTCTTTTTAAAACTTTAGGTTTTATGTGGTCTTCTATTGTTTTAACTAAAGACTGCTCGTACATTATCTTGATCTGCCCTCTGCAAAACCTTTAAAACTTTTTTCTTTAGTTTCTTTGGTATCACCGTCAAGCATTGATTTTTCTTCTTCTATTCTAGCAAGTATTTCAAACGCATCGAATATAGCTAGCTTTTTTGTAGCAGCTGCATTCTTAAGCCTGTCAGCGGATATGTCATCATCTGAATCAACTATAGGTTCTTTAGCAACCTTTATTAATTCCTCAACTGCTCTTTGCCCAGCTTGGATTATATTCTTCCTCGTTTCCTTTGAACTCATACTTAACTAAAATATCATTTGATTGCATACAGTATAGTCTTTGTTTGTTAACAACAAACTCAAACTCTCTATTAGATTTAAACCCAACAAGATCACCTTCGTTTATACCTAAAGTTTTTAAGGTTTTATTACCTATCTTTACTATACCTTTATTTTTTACTTCTGGTTCTTGTGACCAGTCGTCTGTATTTTTTATTGGCATTATAAAACAATGTTCACCCAAAGGTTTCCACTGGTATATATTTTTGTAAAGATATATTTGATCTAATTGGCATAGGTATTGATTATCGTTTAGCGTTTTGCTACTATCAACCTCTTTACCTTTTTGGTTATAATATCTTCTAAATACGTTGTGATGTATTATAACCTCGTCACCTTCTTCTATTGGTGTTGAATAAGCTGATGGCGTAGAAATAACTATAGCTTTTCTACTTATTAACTTAAAGTTTTCTATACTAGAATTAACTATAAGTTTATTACCATTTATATCAACTTCATTGTCATACCTACTTTCAACAGGCGTGACTATAAAATCAAAAACACTTCTCATTAATATTCTAAATCATATTCAACAGATACCGCCATGTTAGAATTAAACTTCTTCCATGGCAATACCTCGTTGTTTTTCTTTATAAATATGTTATAAGAAGCATCTTTATCTTCAAACAAAATATGCGATATCTCGTGCCCGCCATATACTTGCTGGCCAACAGCGTAATGCATCGCATCGTTTTTGTAATCAGAACCAATACTGATTTTTCTTATAACAGTACTCATTAGTCTTCTGACTTAACTACAGCTAGCTCACCTTCGTCTTCTTTTTCGATTTCAGTGTACGTGCCATCTTCTAAATTAATATTAATAGCTCCGTATGTTTCTTCTAGTTGTTTTTTAGTATCTTCAATACCCTCATTGATACCAGCGATCTTATGAAGCAATGAATGTTTGTTTGCTTCTAACTGACCGATCTGATTTACAACAGTACTTAACTCTGATTGTTGTTCTTTAATAGTTTTAAGCTCTTCAGCTGTAATTGAATTTGACATTTAATTTAATTTAAGTTATTTAACTTTACTTATTATTACTTATTTTTTTACCTTTTTCCCACGTACGACCCACAAAATAAGCGCCATACACAGTTATTAATAACGACTGGAATATAGGTATATAATCCTCTGCTATTGAAAACTCTCCTATGTTACCATCGAAAAATGCTAATACAGAAAATATAAAGGTAAGGTATATAAGAACCATTGGTCTTATATTCTTAGACAAGAAGGAATCGGACTTCATATCCGACTCCCATCTTGCTGTTACCTGGTCTTGAGCATCTTTGTCTGCTTGCTCTAGCAGCTCTTCAACTTTTAGTTTAGCCTCGAGTCTTTCTTCATCTGTAGTTACTAGATCATCTATTACTTTACCTATATCTTTGATGAGACCTCCAGTTATAAATTGAAGAATTTTTTTCATTATTTATTTTTTATTAGAAGGAGGAAGCATTGCATAAGAGTTTTGTGCGTACTTTAACATTTCCTGAGGAGACATATCAGGTTTATTTTTCTGTAGCTCATCTAACTTTTTGTTTATGTATTTATCTTTATCGGTAGAAGTATTTTTTTCTTTTTTTTCTACTTTTTTCTTTGGATCTGGATCGTCCATTTTATACGGAGACATCTGCGTGGCAGATCCCATATATTCCATGTGAGCCATAGATCCTTCAGCCATAAGTCCGGCAGGTTTTCCTTTGCTATCGTACATTTTAATACACGATGATTTTTTCATTGGTGAGTAAGGCATTTTTTTTTGTTTTATTTTTTTATTAATTACAACTTTTACAAGGATTTCCAGAGCCTGTTGTTCTACCTGGACGTGCTAATTTTTTTTCATATGAAGTTCTTTTTGGTAACTTAGGAACTACACTAGTAATAGCTTCTTTTATTTTTCTTACTTTTCTTTTCTGCTGCTTTTGTTTTATTTCTTCAGGGCTAAACATCGCTTGTTTCATTTTATCCAAGGACTTGCCTTGGGCCTTTGCTTCTTCAAGCGTGATATTACCTGACCTATAACCACTATATCTTTTAGATCTTGCTGTTTCATATAGCTTTTTTCTAAGACCATAATTAGGATTTTCAGAAGAAGAAAACACTTTGCTATATATCTCTTTATTAACGTCTGGAGTTGTTATCTTTTGTTTAACAGATTGTACGCCAGCTGTTGGTATTTTAATAGCATCAGGTGTAAATCTAGTTTGTGATTCACTACGTTCTTTAGCTTTAAATTTAGCATCTTGCACGTCTCTTTGCTCTTGACTTAAAGCGGTATAAGCGGCGTCACCTTCAGCAGTTCTTTTAACTTTGCCACCTGGAGTTCTAAAACTAGATTCAGTGGTAAGTCTAGTACCTTTAATACCCTCTGGTGTTGTCTCTCTGCTTCTAGTAGTTGTAGAGCTAACTAAAGTTTCATTATTTGGATCTGTATCTCCTTCAAGGTGAGCAGCTGAACCGTTAGCCATATACCCAACAGCTTTACTTTTGTGCTTTATAAATGAAGTAGGACTTTGTTTATATGCCATTTTGTTTTATTTTGTTTTGTTGTAAGCTTCTTTTTCCCATGGTAAATTTTTAGCTCCTTCTTTAATACTCGAGCGAGGTATTATCCTACCTTTCCAATATACGTTTTCATTATCATAATCTAAATCACCTCTACGCATTTGGTCTATATGTATCATTTCGTGATCAATAACCTCTTGCATTTTATTAGGTGAAACATTTTTATTTATAATAATCGTACCGTTATTATTAGCTTTACCTAACACACCGTCCTCCATGTCTACACTGTATATAGGAGTATTGTCTATTGAAAATGGTGGTGTTAATTTAAAAGCCATATTATTTGTTGTAAGGTACTTTATCGTTAAACCAAGCTTGTCTAGCAGAGCAACCGCAAGGAATATTTAATCCCTCTGAAAGTTTATCAACTACAGTTTTAATACCTGTAGCTTTAGTAAACTTTGCTATGTCGTCTCCTAATCCTCTTGATTTCATTACCATTTAACTTTGTCAGCCCAGTATGCGGCAGACATTTTTCCTTTTTTAATGTTCTTAGCGTGACGAGCTTTAAAACTAGCTCTACGCGCTTTAGACTTAGCATCTGTTTTTTTACCAGCTGTGCTAACACCTTGTTGACCAAATCGTATAATTTTTTCTAAACCACCTTCGCAAGCTTTTACAATGTGCGATTTAGTTTTATGGTCTGGCGTCCGCCGAGGTTTGTTACACTTAAGTGTTTTCTTATCAGTTGCCATATGTCCAAATTACATTAGGTGATTTATCATCGTCTATATCAGCGTGAATAAAAGTATCACCAATACCTATACGATCTACACCGTGTTCTAATAATTCTCTAATTAAAGAGAAACGTTCTTTACTTTTACTGCAAGCTATATCTACAGCAAGTCCTTTTAAATGAGATGACTTACTTGTTCCACCTACAGCTTCGTTATGTGAAGGCGTTCGGTAACCAGATGTTATACGTAAAGGCGTACCTAATTCTTCTCTTATACTATCTAATATGCTTATAAGCTTTTTACTCATCATCTGCCCGCTACCTTGTACGTCAGGCGAATCGAACTCTTCGTAAGTAAAATACTTAAACATTATTTTTTCTTTTTAAGCTGAATCCATTTAGACAAAGTGTAACCAATAGTTACAATCAAAAGTAATACTTTTAAACTCATTTCTATTTGTGCAAATGTAGTTACACCAAGTGTGGTTGTATTAATAGCGTATAATTTTAAATCGTTAAGACTCATCTTAAAATCCTTTAGCCCGTTGGGTTATTGGCCCTTGTAGGCTATATGATTTGCAAGGATATTTTTTAACCTGCATACCTGTAATACCAGAGCTACTGCCTTTACCCATTGGAAAACCGCTAGTATCTAATGGTCCGTCCCAAACGTGCGACTCACCTACCTGACCTTCTAATGTAGGTTTACCTAGTAATTTACTTATATTATGATCCATAATTATCTTTGTTTAAAATCTGTTTCAGTAATTTCAGTGCTTGTTATTTTCCCTAAATTTACTTTTTTACCATTTTTAGTAACGCCGAAAGCTTGTTTTGTATTTTCCACTACTGGTACTCTAGGCTTTTCAGTTAGTTTTTTTGACATTTTTTTAGGTATTTCTTTACCTATCATTACAGCTCCTACACTGTTACGAGGACCTCTTGGCTCAACGTGGCCAGGCTTGTGAAGATCTAACGGTGAAACCATTTTAGTAGCAGCGTCGTAACCCATTTGCTCTACAACACTATCGTCTAAAGCTCTAAGCCCTGCGCCTTCATTACCTTCTGGAATATCTTTCATAAACACGGGCGCTTGTTGTCCCATGGACATTTGCCGTTGCTCGGGCGTGCCATAAATGGTTTGCGCCATACCTTGCGTTTGAGGGCTAAACACAGGCTTAGCAACACCCATCTGATTAGCTGGTACTGGTGGCTGCATTGTCATCTCCATACCAGTTAATGGGTCGATCATTTTTAAAGGATTTTTATAGTCCATAATTATCTTTCTTTATCTTTATTGACATTGTTAATAGCAAATGAATAAACTTTATCGCTATAGCTTTTGCCTTTCATTATACTGTTGCGCCTAGTACTAGT